CACGGACTACAAGGCGTGCGAAGGGGATTCATTTTCCTTTTGCTCACACCTCATCATGGAGGCTAAGGCCATCCCTGAGAACTGCTACAAGTCCCTCTACAAGCTCCTCAGCAAGGAGATTACGGAGGAAGACCTGGAAGAGTTCACGACGGTGTACCGCCACTTGCCGGAGGTCGACAAGATCCTGGCAGTGATCCGCCGGGTGCAGTAGGCGCCCGGAAAACAAACTGTATAATTGTAATCTAGTTAGTTAGTCATGAAGTCCAAGAAGACTTCGCGCCGTTCCAAGGCGCAACCCAAGAAGAGGCAACCTGCCCAACCACGCTCTCAGACTAAAGCCGCGGTCCCTAGGACTGTGACTGTGCCTAAGCGCATGGTCGAGCAGGTTTGCGGGCTGAACGATCCGTTCTGTCCCGCTGCGAACGGGGCGAAGCAGCCTGATAATTCAGGCATTCGTTCCCTCTCCTACCCCATCCACCAGCGGTATTCAATTACCACTGATGCGAATGGGGACGGAGGAATCCTCTTCGTCCCGCAGTACTTTTACAACCCAGCACTCGTGGGTACCTTCACAGGTACCTCGGGGGTGTTCGGTCCATTTGTTGCGGGAACTCGTTTGTCTGGCGTCACTGCGTACCGCATCGTGTCGTGGGGAGTCAAAGTGAAGCGCGTCTGCGCCCCGCTGACTTCCAGCGGCACCGTGTACATTCGCGGCTACGCCGACAAAGACGGAGCCAACATGGTCACCACTGACACGGCGGCCTACAACAGCGACTTTTCGTCAGACGCTGCTTTGCAAGACTGCCGCGAGATCGCGGTGATCGGTCGTAGGACCGACGAGACCAGCATGCTGTTTCGCCCAATCTACGACTCCACGCCCACCACCAACCTGGTCGATTGGGAGTCCCCCGGCTGGGGGCCCATTTCGATTTCGGTCAATGGCGGGCCGGTTTCCGTCGCGGTCCTGAACGTTGAATTCTTCATGAACATGGAGCTCACGTTCTCCGACGCCGAGACCCTGGGCCTGCTCATGACCCCGTCCCCGCCTTATAACGACATCCTCGTGGATGCCGCTAAGAAGGTGTCCTCAGAAGCCAAATCTGTCTTCCTTGAGGGTGCCCGAGAGGCAGGGGCCTACGTGGTCAACAAGGCTGCTAAAGCCTTGGCCACGGCCCTCGCCATGAAGATGGGAGGGCCTCGAGCGGCCCAACTGGCCATCGCCCTGTAACAGGACGCGGCCCAGCCACCACCAGAACTGGCGGTGGCGGTCAGGAGTGACTCACTCAGGGATTTGTTCCTTACGATCTTGAGGAGGGTGACCCACGGATTCTCTCCGTGGAATTCAACCAACCCCTTGAACATTAGGATTATCCCATCCTTCTCCGACAGGTTTAAAACCCTGTTGGGGATTGTTGTGAGTCTCGTATCCCTGGCCATTTCCCTTTCCACAATAGTGTGGTTGGGGAGCGACCGAAGTCGTTAAACTACGTGAAGGACAAATGTAATTGTCTACTCCGCAAAGAGTATAAACTAAACCTGTGCTT